TCGTAGAGAGGTGAGAAAATGCCCAGAAAACCCAAGCGCCCCTGCCGCCATCCCGGCTGCCCGAACCTGTCGGACGGGGTGTACTGCGAAGCGCACCGCGGCCTGTACGCAAGAGAAAATGCCCATCGCAGGGGCTACGGCCGTGAATGGCGCGCGGCTCGCGACCGCTTCCTGCGCGGGCATCCGCTGTGCGAGGAATGTCTGAAGCGCGGGACGATCGTCCCGGCGACCGTGGTCGACCACATCATCCCGCATCGGGGCGATCAAACGCTGTTCTGGGATGAGGGCAACTGGCAGGCGCTTTGCAAGGCGTGCCATGATCGGAAAACGGGGAGAGGGTTGTAATGGCACAGGTTTTGTTCGGCAGATTTTTCCCTTGCACGCATCGAAGAACTGTGGTATAATTATACCACGAAGGAGGCGATGGTATGCAGTGTATCCCGATCAGAGACCTCAAAAACACGGCTGCTATCTCGGAGATGTGCAAAAAATCCGCTGATCCGATCTTTGTGACGAAGAACGGTTATAACGATATGGTGATTATGAGCGCGGAAGTTTATGACAGGATTCGTCTGGTCAGCGTCTATGAAAAGCTGATGGAGGCAGAAACGGACATTGAGGAAGGCCGTGTGCTGGAAGCAAGCGCGTCTCTGCGGAAGCTGAGGGAGAGGTATGGGCTATAGTATAAAGGTTACAGAGCACGCGCATAATGACCTCGACCAAATCGTTTCGTACATCGTCGGGGAGCTGGGAAATCCCTCCGCAGCCTTGACGCTCCTGACGGCGGTCGAGCGCGTTTATGAAAAGCTGGCAGAAACGCCGAACATGTATGGCTTGTGCCGGAAACCGCTGCTTTCCCGGCAAGGATACAGAAAAGCGCCCATCGAAGGATACCTGATGATCTACAAGGTGGATGAAGCGGCAGGAAGCGTATACGTCGAGCGTTTTTTCAGCCATCTGGAGGATTATGAAAATTCTTTATAGGCCAAAGATGAAACGATAGAAAGGCATCTCAGCGATGAGGTGCTTTTTTCATGCCTGCAATCAGGAGGCTTTTATGAAAAATCCATTTCCTGGCCTGTTCCGCGCCCGGGACAAGCCCGCCAGGCGGGCATCTCCCCGGGACGCCGTCTCCGCCGCGCCCGGCTTTTACTACGGCGCGAGCCTTTCCGGCAAGTCCGTCACCCCGACATCGGCCATTCAGGTTTCCGCGGTCTACGCCTGCGTGCGGGTCATCGCCGAGACCGTCGCCAGCCTGCCGCTGCATGTGTACGAGGCGACCGATGCGGGCAGCCGAAAGGCCGGCGAGCACCCGCTCTACCGCCTGCTGCACGACGAGCCGAATACCGAGATGACCAGCTTCGTCTGGCGCGAAGTCATGCTCTCGCACCTGCTGCTCTACGGCAACAGCTATTGCCAGATCCTCCGTTCGGGCCGCAGCGGCATCATGGGGCTGTATCCGCTTTTGCCCGACCGCATGGCCGTGGACCGGGACAGCAAGGGCAAGCTGACCTACACCTACACGACCTCCGACGGAAAGCTCGCGTACCTCGCGCCGGAGGACGTGCTGCACATCCCCGGCCTCGGCTTTGACGGCGTCATGGGGTACAGCCCCATCGCGCTGGAAAAGGCGGCCATCGGCCTTGGCATCGCGGCAGAGGAGTACGGCAGCAGGTTCTTTGCCAACGGCGCGCGGCCCTCGGGCATCCTCACGCACCCCAATACGGTGAAGGACCCCGCCGCGCTGCGCGCCAGCTGGAACGCGGCCTACGGCGGCTCGGGAAACACCGGGCGCGTGGCGGTGCTGGAGGAAGGCATGACGTTTACGCCCCTGTCCATGCCCAACAACGAGGCGCAGTTCCTCGAAACCCGCAAGTTCCAGGTCACGGAGATCTGCCGCATCTTCCGCGTGCCGCCGCACATGATCGGCGATCTGGAACGGGCGACGTTTTCCAACATCGAGAGCCAGAACATCTCCTTCGCCGTCCACACCATCCGCCCGTGGCTGGTGCGCATCGAGCAGGCGGTCAACCGCGCCCTGATCCCGCCAAACGAGAAGGGGCGTTTTTATGTGCAGTTCAACATCGACGGCCTGATGCGCGGCGACTACAAGAGCCGCATGGAGGGCTACGCCATCGCCCGGCAGAACGGCTGGATGAGCGCCAACGACATCCGCGCGCTGGAAAATCTCAACTCCATCGCCGCGGAGGAGGGCGGGGACACCTATCTGGTCAACGGCAACATGATTCCCATCAGCCAGGCGGGGCTGGGCGTGCCCGGGCCGACGGAACAGCCGGCGGAGGGAAAGAAGCGGAAAGAAGGTGATGACACTTGAGAGACATTCACTTGAACGGCTACATCGACGACGAGGCGTGGTTCGGCGACGAGATCACGCCCGAGGCGCTGCACGGGATGCTCTATCCGGAGGGAGAGGAAGCGCAAGGGGACCTGCGCATTTTCCTCAACAGCTACGGCGGTTCCTGCAACGCGGCGGTGCGGATGTTCGACGACCTGCGCGCCTATCCCGGCAACGTCCACATCATCGTCTCCGGCACGGCGGCCTCGGCGGCCACGGTGCTGGCCATGGCGGCGGACCGGCTGGAGATGACCCCCGGTTCCCTGTGGATGATCCACGATCCCAGCGTCATGGCCTGGGGCAACGAGCGGGATCTGGAGGAGGCCGTCCGCCTGCTCAAAGCATGCAAGGAAAGCATCCTCAACGTCTACGGCAGGCGCTGCCGGAAGGCACGGGACGAGATCGGCGCCATGATGCGCGATACCACCTGGATGGACGCAGGACAGGCGCTTCAGGACGGCTTCATTGACGGGATCGCCGATCTGCGCAACGGCGTCCTCGACGCCGCCTGTTGCCATGAGGCGAGCCTTGCGGAAGCGAAGGAAAAAGTGCAGAACTGGCTGGACCGCTGGCGGCCCGCCCGCGGAGCGAGCGCCGCACAGGCGCCGCAAAGCTCCGGCACCCCCGTCATCCAGCTGCAAAAGCGGCTGGCGCTCATTACCCCTACGAAACGATAAGGAGGAATCCCCATGAACAACATCCATGACATGCGCAGGAAGCGCGGCGAGATCTGGGACAGGGCAAAGGCCTTCCTTGGCGAGCATCAGGACGAAAACGGCATGCTCTCCGCCGAGGATACGGCGCAGTACGAGCGCATGGAGCAGGAGGTGGTCGACCTGGGTCACGCCATCGAGCGCGCGGAACGCGCCGACGCGCTGGAACGCGAGATGAACGCGCCGACCGCAACGCCGCTTGCCTCCCGCCCGGAAAGCCGCCCCAGCCAGCGCACGGGCCGCGGCTCCGACGAGTACAAATCGGCCTTCTGGACCGCCATGCGCAGCCGCGGCGGCCATTTTTCCGCGCACAACGCGCTGCAGATCGGCACCGACAGCGAGGGCGGCTACCTCGTCCCCGATGAGTACGAGCGCACGCTGGTGGACGCGCTGCGGGAGGAAAACAGGCTGCGCACGCTGTGCAAGATCATCCGCACCGCTTCCGGCGACCGCAAGATTCCGCTGGTGGCCTCTCACGGCACGGCCAGCTGGGTCGAGGAGGAGGGCGCAATTCCTGAATCCGACGACGCCTTCGGGCAGATCACCATCGGGGCGCACAAGATCGCGTCCATGATCAAGGTGTCCGATGAGCTTCTGAAGGACAGCGTGTTCGACATCGAAAGCTACATCGCCACCGAGTTTGCCCGCCGCGTGGGCGATGCCGAGGAGGCGGCGTTCATCAGCGGCGATGGCTCCGGCAAGCCCTACGGCCTTCTGAACGCGACCAACGGCGCGGCGACCGGCGTGACCGCGGCCAGCGCCACGGCGCTCACCTCCGACGAGCTGCTCGACCTCATCTATTCCCTGAAAGCCCCCTACCGCAAGCGCGCGGTGTTCCTCACGCACGATTCGACGATCAAGGCCATCCGCAAGCTCAAGGACGGCAACTCCCAGTACCTCTGGCAGCCGGGCATGAAGGAGGGCGAGCCGGACAGGCTGCTGGGCTACCGGCTGGTCACCTCCACGCACATGCCCACCATCGCCGCGTCGGCCAAGCCCATTCTCTTCGGCGATCTCTCCAGTTACTGGATTGCCGACCGCGAGGGCCGCTCCATGCAGCGGCTGAACGAGCTGTACGCGGCCACCGGGCAGGTGGGCTTCCGCGTCACCCAGCGCGTGGATGGGCGGCTGGTACAGACGGAGGGCATCAAGTGTCTGGCCATGAAGAGCGCGTAAGGAGGATGAAAACGCATGGACCACACGGCAAGAAATTTTCACGCGCACGGTGGAAACGAATGGGTCGTTGGCGGCAAGCTAACCTTCCTGCCCGGCGCGACGGTCGAAGGCGCGGAGGGGCTGTTCGATTTGCCCCTTGGCGGCGGAGCCAGTTTGCCCTATATCGCGGAAAGCGAAGCGGCGACCGTCGCCGCCCTGCGCTCGGACTTCAACGCCCTGCTGCTCGCCCTGCGCGAGGCGGGCCTCATGCGGGAGCCCTCCGGTGATGCGACGTGATCGTGACGCTTTGTGAAGTCAAGGCCCATCTGCGCATCGACCACGACGCGGAGGACGCTTACCTGGAAAGCCTGATCCGTCAGGCACAAGCCGTCGCGGAGGATTACTGCCGCGCGCCGTTTTCCGATGAAGCGCCCGAGCCTGTGCGCCTGGCGGTGCTGCTCTTTGTGAGCTTCTACTACGAAAACCGGGATGTGCCCGACCGCACGACATATGGCACCATGATGCTGGCCTTTCAGAACCTGCTCTACCCCTATCGCGATCCCGAGAAGATGTTCTGAAAGCATTCTGTAAGAAAGCGGGGTGAAGCTGCTTGCGAGGTTACAAGAACTTTGAATCCGATCCGCATCCCGGCGATCTTCGCCATCTGGTGGAGATCGGCTACACCGAAAATACCGTCAACCAAAACGGCTACCCCGACCCCCGCGACGTGGTCGTCTGCAAGGTCTGGGCCGCGGCCGTGGACGCGGGCAACCAGCACTACCGCGCCGCCGACGTGATGAACACCGAGGCCGTCATCAACTTCACCATCCGCTATCGCGCGGACATCAAACCCGGCATGTGGGTGCGGTTCCGGGGCGAGAAGTGGGACATCTCCACCCTGGGCGAATACGCCTTCAAGCGCACGTATCTGGGCCTGAAGGCGTCGCTTTCCAAGGGGGTGAGCGGATGAGACAGGTGCAGGAAGCCCTCAAAGGCATCGGCATCCCCGTCATGGCGGGCGTGTGGCGCGCGACCTCCGCAAACCAGAACCCGCCCGCGCAGTACGCCGTGTACTCCACCACCACCACGGAAGCCGCCCATCAGGACGACCGGGTGACGGCCTACCGCACCTATGTGTACCTCAATCTCTGGAGCGATATCGACCCCACCGACACCGCAGACCGCATCCGCGCCGCCATGTACGACGCGGGCTTTTTCATGGTGGAGGAATCGGACAAGGGATACAACCAGCCCGCCTACGACACCGCTACCACGCAGTTTACCGTGCAGTGGACGTGGTGCCTGCAAACGGAGGTGACGCCCGGTGCCCCTTGACACGCAGGGCTTTGACGGTCTTGCCTCGGATATTGCGGGCATGGCC